TGATGGTGCATTTGGTATTGTTGAAGCAGCAACCTTTATAGGTCACGCAGATGAAACAATGTATCTGTCAAGTAAAACAACAGGTGCAGAAAGCACACACATTACACTTAACAGTACAAGTGGAATACAAACTGCAATGTACGGTGATGTAACAATGGAGGGATCATTTACACCTCCAATGCTAACACAAGCAGAGATAGACGCACTTACACCTACACTAGGTATGATGATTTATAATACCACAACAGGTAAATTTCAAGGATACGCTGCTGATGCAAATAATGACAGCACAGCAGGGTGGGCTGATTTACACTAAATATATAACAATAGGATTTTGAAGAATGGCAAATAGAACTCCACTGGTACTTGATGCAAATAATAAACAATTAGAAGAACTTCCTAATGGTGATGATCTAGACTTAACTGGTAATTCTGTTATAGGTGTCACAGACATTACAGCATCTGGTACAATTGACGCTGCTTCGCTTACTGTTAACGGTGTTCCTGTAGGAACAAATGCATTTAGCGGCGACTATGAAGATCTTACAAATAAACCAACTATTCCAGTTAATCTAAGCGATCTAGCAAACGATGTAGGATTTATTACATCAGAAACAGATTCTCAAACACTTGGACTTGTAGGAAATAGTTTAAGTATTTCAGGAGGCAATACTATTAACCTTGCTCCTATTATACCTACAAACATAACAAGTTTTACAAACGATGCAGGATATCTTACAGGTATTGGCGCTGAAAGCATTTATGATTTAATCGATGTAGAATTAAGTATAGATTCTACAGCACCAACTGACGGCCAGGCACTTGTGTTTGATTCTCTCAATGAAGTTTGGACTAATAGAGATATATTAGTAACCGAAACTGATACTTTAGATTCAGTAACTTCTAGAGGAGCCACAACAGACAACGATTTAACGGTAGGCAATTTAACTGCAAATACTGTATTTTTTGATGTACTTGATGTTACTAGTACAGGTTCAGTTACGATAGAAGCAGCCACTAATATATTACTAGATGCTGTAAATGCTGTTGTTGTACAAAATGCTCCTTTTAGGATTGCAAGTTTTTCTACAGCAGAAAGAGATGCACTGTCCCCTAGCAACGGCGATATGATTTACAACACAGATACAAATAAATTCCAAGGATACTATGCAAACTCAACGTGGGCTGATTTACACTAGGATTGTTTATGAGCGAAAGAGAATACGTAGTAAGTCTTAACAGAGATGTAGATTACGAACAATTCAATCAAGACATGATTGCCACAACAGGTGCAGGGGATATACCTAATAGATCTGTGGATGTTGTAAATGCTAGACCAGGATCAAGACGCAATACACACTATTCTTTAACTGACGAAGAAGCAGAAGCATTAAAAAGTGATCCTCGAGTGTATGGTGTTGAAATACCGCCTGAACAAAGAGATGACCTTGTAATAATACATCATTCGTCTCAAACAAGTAACTTTACAAAGACTACACTAGACTCAGGCGATTTTGTCAACTGGGGACTGCGTAGGTGCAACGAAACAACAAATCCTTACACTAACGAAACAGTTACAGGCACATACAACTATACTCTAGACGGTACTGGTGTAGATGTTGTGATTCAAGATAGTGGTATACAAGCCGATCACCCAGAATTTAGAGACAGATCTGGGACTAGTCGTGTACAAGAAATTGACTGGTATACAGAAAGCGGTTTACCAGGGTCTATGCCTAATGGGCATTACACAGATTATGACGGACACGGCACACATTGTGCTGGCATAGCAGCAGGTAAAACTTATGGTTGGGCTAAAGGTTCACGAATTTACGCAGTTAAAGTAAACGGTCTTCAAGGATCTTCGGATCCTAACAGTGGCATTCCTATTTCAGACTGTTTCGATGTTATTAAAGAATGGCATAATAATAAACCTGTAGATCCTGCAACAGGGTTTAAACGACCGACTATTGTCAACATGAGTTGGGGATATGGAACTTACTACGATTCAGTTAGTGAAATTGTATATAGAGGAGTATCGTACACTGGTACTGACATTGACAGTGCTAACGAGAGATGGGCATTTGGACTAGTGCCAACCAGCGGTGCCCCCGTTGCATCTTATATTACAAATGTAAGAATCGCTAGTGTAGATACAGATGTTCAAGAAATGATCGATGCTGGCATACATGTGTGTATTGCTGCAGGTAACAGGTATCATAAAATAGACACATTTCCTGGTGACGGTGACTACGATAATAGAGCAGTAACTAATGGTGGAACAAAATATTATAACCGAGGGAGCAGTCCTTTTGACGATGAAGCATTTATAGTAGGAAATATAGATAGTGACATTCATGCTGGAGGTTTAGAACAAAAAGCAGTAAGTTCTGAATGTGGCCCTGGCGTAAATATTTGGGCACCAGGTACAGATATAATGAGTTGTACAAGTACTACTAATAAATTTACAGACGGAGATTATCCTTCTAACCCTGATTATAGAATTTGTAATATAAGTGGAACTTCAATGGCATCACCGCAAGTTTGCGGAGTAGGAGCACTATATTTACAATTAAATCCAGGAGCAACAACTGCTCAACTACGTAGTAGAATTTCAGCAAATACATCTGCGAAGAATCAAATTTATTCAACTGGATTAGACGACGATCACACTGATACTAGATCGATACAAAATAGTGGAAATAATTTTTTATACAATCCGTTTACACGCTCCTCAGTCTTTAAAATAACAAAGGGCTAAATATACATATTAGAGGACAAAACTATGGCTGTTGAATTAATTAATATTGGCGCTATTGCAAACGATGGCACTGGAGATGATTTACGAGAAGCATTTATTAAAGTAAATTCTAACTTTGAAGAACTAGATCTTAGAGAGCCTGAATCTACTACTGCGTCTAATTTAGGTTCAGTAGGTGAAGGCGTATTTGGACAAAAAGTTGGTTCAGACTTACAGTTTAAGAAAATTGCAGCCGGAGAAAATACGACACTTTCAGTAAACGGTAATACTATTACAATTAACTCTACTGGCGGCTTACAAAATCTTAATATTATAAGTGACAGCGGCAGCACAATATTAGAAGATGGTGATACGTTACGCATACAGGGCGGATCTAATGCAAATACTTCACTAGATGCACCTACAAACACTCTCTTAATAAATGCTATTACAGAACTTTCGTCAGACAGCACACCTCAACTAGGCGGCACACTAGACGCAAACAATTTTAATATTTTAAATGTCAGTAACTTTACAGCAACTGGTAATATTACTTCAGGTTCTGCACAGTCTGATATTTTTATTGGTCCCTTAGAAGGACTTGTATATGATATAGATATAAGAGATCATGACGAGCCTTTTTCAAGTTTAGATTTTGGCGACTTTACAGGAAACATTACTAACTGGATAGATTATATTACTGCATCGTACGAAGTAGATATGGGATCTTTTGCTGATCCATCAGAAGCAAGTTTGGACTTTGGAAGTGTTTAATGAGATTATGGACAGAGATTACAGACACATCCCTGGGCATTATTCCTGAAAGGATAACGGCCAGCGTACCTTTACCACTCAACGATAGTTTTGTTTACTCCTCAATAACAAAAATTAGCGGTAACCTACCTTCTGGTCTAAGATTAGAAGGAAAAAATATCGTCGGAACACCATTTGAAGTTGTTCGTACTACAGTATACAAATTTGCAATCCGGGCAACTAGTGGAAATTACTTCGAAGATAGAACATTTAGTTTAACTGTAATAGGTGCAGACGAACCGCAGTGGATAACTCAAGAAGGATTATTAGACATTGGTGTTAATAATACTCTATTCATAATAGACACAAGTCCTGTTGATTATCAATTACAAGCATCTGATACTGATCTAGCAGCCGGTGATGAACTAGAATACTTTATCAAAGACGGTAATGGTGTTTTACCTCCAGGATTAGAATTAACTCTTGATGGAAGGATTGTTGGTATTGTAGAACCTTTAATATCTCTAGATGTAGCAGCAGGCACTGGAAAGTATGATTCTAACAAGTATGCAGGTTATCCTTATGATTTTGGAATACTTCCAGACAACGGATTTTCTAGTTTTTATTACGATTCGTTCACTTATGATTTGAGTATCAACACTAGGTCGCCTAGGAAACTAAATCGATACTATGAATTTATTGTAACAGTTTCCGATGGCGAAACAAACGTTGATCGAAAATTTCAAATTTATCTTGTAGGAGATGATTTTTTAAGAGCCGATAATACAATTATGAAAGGTTCAACATCTCTTTTTACAGCAGATAACACTCATGTGCGTACACCTATCTGGCTTACTCCTGCAAATTTAGGATTTCGTCGTGCAAACAATTATTTAACACTGTTTTTTGATGTTGTAGACAGTCCGTACCTTGTTGGTAAAGTTTTATACACTCTAGAAGATTTCAATAACGATGGTACAGTTAGCACACTGCCCCCAGGTTTGCGATTAGATCAAAACACTGGAGAACTTGCTGGTAGAGTTCCTTATCAGCCTGCTGTTACAAAAGAATACAAGTTTACTTTAAATGCAACAAGATTTACAGGCGAAGTAGAAGTACTCTTTATTACAGGAATAATTTACGAAGATACTCTAATGGGTAAAAGTTCGTTTAAAGTTTATAAACTAGATCGTTCTCTTGCAGACGGAATCGACGATTTGCAGGAATTAGTAGGAAGATTTATTGATCTAAATGGCTTTAGTTATCAGGTTATTGCTGCTGAAGGGACAAGCGAAGAGTATGATGAAATTTTCTTAGACAGAACTCTTAATCCTCAAATATCATTAATACCAGTAACAACAGTATCTCCTGGTGATGATTTTATGTATGTTGCAAGACTTACACAGCCTCAACGAGAAAAATTACAAGATAGATTTATAAACTTTGATAGCGATGAAAGTCATCAAATACAAAAAGTAGTACCTTACATAATTTGGGAAGTAAAATCTCGATCAGGAGGAACAATTGCAATTGACTTTGGAGCAGCAGGCATAGATCAACCTAGTTCAGGAGAAACTTTAGAAGAACAGATACAAAGATTGTTTTCTAATGTTCTTGGGCCAACGTATGTTGATGCAAGTGATGAAAGTCTAATAAGAATAACAACTCCTGTAACTAGCAACTCTACAATTAATATACTCGAAAAAGTTTTTGTAAGTGCTGACAGTACTGCAAACGACATCCGGATTACTGAAATAGCAAATAATCGAGATAGAATATTTTTAGATAGTGAAGTAAGTCGTACAGTTCCGCAAGGAAATAACATTGGCATTTCTTTATTTTCAGAGGAGTCATTTGAAAAAGAACTTACAGCAACTAGCGAGGACGAAACTACTATACCTAGCAGTAAAAAAACATTTACACTGAATGTGTTAGGTGAAGTCGATTCAACTATTACATGGAACACGCCTAGTGACCTTGGTATTATTAGTGCAAACTTTCAAAGTACATTTGCAGTATCAGCAACAACAACTATACCTAATGCAAAACTTGTATATACACTAACTGAAGGCAGACTTCCTCCAGGTTTAGATTTATTATATGACGGCGAAATAGTAGGCAAAGTAAGACAATTCGGAGACGGAGTAGTAGAAGGATTAACAATATTTGATCAGGGTGAGTGTACATTCGACAGTGCAACTACTACTATTGATAGACAGTTTAGTTTTACTGTTGACGCAAGAGATAGATTCGGTTACTCTGCTATACAACGTACATTCACAATTACAGTAATAGATCCAAATGACTTATTATACAGTAACTTGTTCTTAAAGCCTTTACTTAAACAGGTACAGAGAGATTCACTAAGATCTTTAGTAAGCGATAGCACAGTTTTTCCACCTAGTTTGATTTATAGACCAAATGATCCTGAATTTGGTTTACAGTCTGATGCAAAAATGTTGTCTTATGCTGGTATAGAGACTAAAAACATTAATGAATATGTAGCAGCAGCAACAAAGCATCATAAAAAACGTAGATATAAAGTTGGGGAACTTAAAAAAGCCGAAGCAAAAGAGCCAGGCACAAACAATGTAATATACGAAGTTGTGTATCTTGAAATTATAGATCCTGCTGAGCCGGCTGAAGGTAAAACACGTAAAAAAATTCAAGTCAAAAATACAGACAAAATAACTGTAGACAGTATGACGTATGCTGTGAAAGAAGATCAATTTAAAACAAATACTGGTATACCAAGCCTCACAGTTGGCACTGTACAATGGATCGACGATACTTATTATGTTGAAACTAGAGATGGTGAACAAATTCCTTTACTTGCAAATGAAGTCGATGTATTAACTGAAGAAGGTGATGAAATAACTGTAACAAGAGAAACAGACAGCGATCCTTTTAAGTATAGACCCGAACCCGGAGCAAATACTATAAAAGCAGATTCAGATGCAATAAACGTGAGTGACGGGGCAGATGCAGGGAAATATATAAGCAATATAACTAATATGCGTGACGAAATACGTAATATTGGCGTAACAGAAAGAGAATTTTTACCGTTATGGATGAGAACTCCTCAAGAGGGCGGAGTTAAAGAATTAGGATTTACATTAGCCATACCATTGTGTTACACAAAGCCTGGCGGTGCAGATCAAATTATACTAAATGTACGTAATACACAATACGACTTTAAGCAATTAGATTTAGAAGTAGACAGATATATAATTGACAGTACTACAGGAACGTCTGAAGAACAATATATCTTATTCGCAAATTATGAATACAATGCTTAAATGCGATAAATAAACTAAAGTGAGGAATTAAAATGGCAAGTAACATTGTAAGTGAAACAATAGATAGTGATTATCCTGTAGCAGGTCAAGATAATGATTCGCAAGGATTTCGTGATAATTTTGGAATTATCAAAGCCGGTCTAGCAACTGCTGGATCTGAAATTACTGATCTACAAACTAACACTGCAAAACTAAACACTGATAACAACTTTTTAAGTAATAAGATTACTAATGCGGAATTTCAAAGTGTAAGTTCTACTTTTTATCCTGGAGGATCAATATCGTCTAGTGTTGAAGTGAACTTTACAAACGGCCATTACCAAACCTTTACTATAGAAAATTTTGATCTTACATTATCATTAACAGGATTTCCTGCAGAAAAATTAAGTAAAATAACGATTGAATTATACGGTGATAATAGTGACAGAACTGTAACGCTAACTACGTCAGGCGGAGACATTAAAACTGATAACGATTGGCCCGGAGCAACAAAAGATTCGATAGTTGTAAACAGCAGTGTTAATCCCCATATAATAGAACTTTGGACTTATAATGCCGGTGTTACAGTATTTGGAAAGTATTTAGGATCTTTTAGTACTACGTAATGCACCCGTTAATCGACACCCTTCCAGACCTATCAGACTCAGAAGTAGAGGCAAAGGTTGTAGAATTGCAACGTAAATATTTTGCAACAAGAAATACAGATCTACAAATGCAGATCGCAAATGTTCTTGAAATCTTTAAGGAAGAAGCAAGGACTCGTCAAGCAATAGCCTATTCTAAAATTAACCAAAACACTGACGACGATCTTGACAATCTTATCAATATAAGTTAAAATAACGCAATGCTTATGAAAACAGATGAACTAGGTATTCCACGATTCTCTAATCGCGATCTTATCGATATGATCTATTCAGGTCATGCTGATAAAGTACATGTTGTACTATGCGACGAATCTGATGACGTAGATAAGTTTAATGAGGCATTAGCAGAGCAAGGCGTAGACCCACTACAAAAATATATTCCACTAGACGTAGATCAAAAGACCTTTGACGGTGTATGTCAAAGTGAATGGTTTATGCCCGAAGAGTATAAGAAATTAGACATTACACAATACCTAATACTAAAACTAGCAGAAACTTTACAGGTTGATCCAGAAAAAGTAACTGAAGCAAACTTTAAAGAAGTAAAACGTGTTAACGACGAATTAGAAGCATATCACAATAAAGACATGTTTCCTCTGTTGCGTTATATGATTTATCTTGTAGACTTTATGCGTGAAAATAACATTGTATGGGGTGTAGGACGTGGATCAAGTGTAGCCAGTTATGTGCTGTATTTGATCGGTGTGCATAGAATAAATTCAATCCAATATGGCCTCGATTGGCGTGAATTCTTGAGATAAATACGTATATAATTTTTAGGAGATACTAAAATGGCAATGAGAAAAGGTGGACGGAAAGTATACCGCTCTTATCAAGGTAAACAAATAGACATGGATATGTTGCGCAAAAAGCACGAACTAACTCCAGCAGTTGGCAACGTTCGTGTAAATGCTCGCGGCGATGAGTTAGGACCAGGTGGCAAAATAATACGCAAAAGAGAAGATGTTGTAAAAGATTACTACGGCAACACGTCAGCAGTAATTGACCAGGATGCAACAACTCCTGCTACTCAACCTACAACAGAACCGACTGCTGAAGAACTTGCTCAGTTTGAACAAATAGACGAAGAGTGGGTTGAAGATGCAGATGGGAATTTTGTTCTTAAAGACGAATAAAAATTAAGATTGACATTCATATTAGATTCCTGTATAATATGATTATTTTAAATACAAAGTATCTACTGTAAGGAAAAATTAATGTCAAACTCAATTAAAAGTAGTGTTCGTCCGATCAATGATCGTGTGTTAGTAAGCGATATGTATTTTGGCGAACAAACAACTAAAAGCGGTATTGTTTTAACAAACGATAACGGTAAAACCCGAGGTATATATCCTCGATGGGCTAAGGTATATGCAAAAGGCCCAGAGAACGAGGATCCGTTTAGTGTAGGAGACTGGGTGTTGATTGAACACGGTCGCTGGACCAGAGGATTTTCAGTTGACGTAGATGGCTCTGAACACGAAATCAGAATGATCGATAATGATGCAATTCTTGCATATTCAAACGAAAAACCAAATAGCGTAAATATTGGACAAGAATAACTTGACACTCATATAGACTTCGTGTATAATAAAATTTTATACAAAAGGAGTCTATATGAAGTTCCCTGAATTGAGTAAACCCACTGGTATAGGCACAACCGGGGCTACCGGTGTTGCTTTAATGATACTTCACTTAACAGGACAAATCACAGGCTGGGGCTGGCCTATTCTATACATATTCTTAATTTTAACTGGTATTGGACAAGAGAATCGTAGGGCAAAATAATGGCTACTCATGGCATGGTTGATCTTGAAACATTAGGTGTCGAGCCTGACAGTGTTGTAATGACCCTAGGTGCTATCAAGTTTGATCCATTTTCAGATACAGAACCGCATAGTCCATTATATCTACGTGGCGATGTAGAAGAACAAACTACAGATTATAATCGTAGTATTGACGACAATACCCTTGCATGGTGGAGCAAGCAACCACAAGAAATTCAAGACGAAGCATTTGGTGACGAACACGAACGTGTAAGTGTACAAGAAATGTTGCGTCAACTCAACAAGTGGTGCGTGGGCTTAGATTATATTTGGTGCCAAGGCCCTACCTTTGACTTTGTTATCCTACAACACTTATACAAAGAAGCAGAAAAACCTGCACCTTGGAACTACTGGCAAATTAGAGATAGTCGTACTCTGTTTGCTATGATGCCGAGCGATCCACGCAAAGCAATACAGGAAAGTCTTCACAACGCACTAGCAGATTGTTATTATCAAGCAAAGTGTGTACAACAATCATATAAACATTTTGGAGTTACAGAAAGGTGAAAACTGCTTGGAGAATTTGGGCAAAGGCGTTAGGTGAAAAAGCGACAGAGGATGACAGGGAAGCCGACATAGTAGCATTGGTTAGAACTATGATTGTTGGTGTTAATTTTATTACCTGTTTCTTTATTATGGCAAATACTATAAGACATTGGAGTTAAAGTGAATACTTTTAAAAAAACTGTGCATAGAACAATCATGCATTTAGAAAAGGGATTGCTACTGTTTATTGTAGCAGGCACAGTGTGGGCCGCAGGGTTTGACATTGTGGATATGTTCAGCACACAAGGCAAGATGGCGCTGGCAGATTTATTCCTGCTGTTCATTTATGCTGAAATACTTGGCATGGTTGGTGCGTTTTATAACGATCACCGCATACCAGTTACACTTCCTATCATTATTGCTATTACTGCATTAACTAGAATGATTGTACTTACTACAAAAGGCACACAACCCGAGTACATATTATATGAAACTGCTGGTATATTAATACTTGCCGTTAGTGCTTGGATTATGAGTGCAAAAGATAAACTAAGTTTAGAAAAAGACGTATTTCGCAAGGCTAAGAATGAAGAAACAAGATGAACTCCTAGTAATTACTATGGAAGAATGTGGAGAACTTACACAGGCTTGTAGTAAAGTCATACGACACGGCGGCGACCAAATAAAAACTAAAAAGTGGTTACAATCTCTCGAAGAAGAGGCCGGGGATGTTTTATGTATGCTAAGATTGCTAGACGAAAAGAAAATTATATCTTGGCAAAATATTGAAGATCGTGTACAATATAAACGTGAGAAATTAAAAAAGTGGAGTAAAATTCTGTGAAAGAACTTTGGGTAGAAAAATATCGTCCTAAGACTGTAGACGGATATGTGTTTAGAGATGAAGCACAACGCAACCAAGTAAATACGTGGATTCAAGAAAAAACTATTCCGCATTTGTTGTTTAGTGGTAACGCAGGTATCGGCAAAACAACACTTGCAAAATTATTGTTTAACGAACTTGATGTAAATGATCTAGACATACTAGAAATTAACGCATCGCGAACAAACTCAGTGGATGACGTCCGTGATAAAATTATAAACTTTGTGCAGATGATCCCATTCGGAGACTTTAAGGTTGTACTGCTAGACGAGGCTGACTACTTATCGCCAAACGCTCAGGCGGCACTGCGTGGCGTTATGGAAGAATATCACAGTACAGCACGTTTCATACTTACTTGTAACTATCCTAACAGGATTATTCCTGCTATTCACAGTCGCTGTCAAGGCTTCCATATTGCTAAGATCGATCAAACAGAGTTTACTGCTCGTGTTGCTGAAATTCTTATCACTGAAGGTGTTACTCCTGATCTAGATACACTTGACACATACGTAAAAGCAACTTATCCGGATCTGCGTAAATGTATCAATATGGTGCAGATGAATGTGCAAGACAGCAGTTTATTAAAACCTAACGAAGGTGACACAGGCGAAAGTGACTGGAAACTGGATATGGTTGAACTGTTTAAAGCAGGCAAGATTCAAGAAGCACGTAAACTATTATGTGGTGCAATTCGTCCAGAAGAAATGGAAGAAGTATATCGCTGGCTGTACGACAACATCGAATTGTTCGGAAATGAAGAACAACAGGATCAAGCAGTGCTAATTATTAAACAAGGGTTAGTAGATCATACACTAGTTGCAGATCCAGAAATTAACCTAGCGGCAACACTAATTAGATTGGCAAGACTATAGTGACATATCTAGTAACAGATAATTGCATAAAATGCAAACACATGGATTGTGTTAAAGTCTGTCCAGTAGACTGTTTTTTCGAAGGAGAAAACATGCTCGTTATTGATCCAGACGTTTGTATCGATTGCGGAGTATGTGAGCCAGAGTGCCCAGTTGAAGCAATTGTTCCAGAATCAAGGCTTTCTCCGGAAGAAAGAGAGAAATGGTATGATGTTAATTTGATCTACAGTACAAAATGGCCGAACAAGACTGATTTCGAACCAGAGGAAGTTCCTAACGATTCTGAAGAATGGGCTTATGTAGAAAATAAGTATGAAAATCATTTTTCGCCTAATCCCGGAAAGGGAGATTAAAAAAACATGCAGAAAGTTAGATGCAGCCATATATTGTTAAGTTGGGATGGTGCATTTGAATCTACACATTCTCGAGATTTAGTCTTTGCAGTGTGGGAGGCAAAACAGATTATACAATCATTGAAGTCGGGTGGCTATAGTTGGGGAACTGCTGTAAAAGAACACAGTGCATGTCCTCATAGTTATATAGCCGACGGAGACTTGGGGTGGTTTGATTTAAATGACGGAGTAACACCAGAACTTTATTACTCAACTTTAGCATGTCCAATAGGAGAACTATTAGACGAGCCAATAGAATCACCATATGGTGTACACATCATTACAAGGACAGGATAATGAAAACAGAAACACAAGAATTAATCGAACTTAGTCATGCGGTCAAACAATGGCATTATGATCGTAACCTTATAGACGGTGCTGATGACAAAACTCAATTTGCTAAACTTATTCAAGAAGCAGGAGAATTAAGCGATAATATCTGCAAAGGAAAAGATATCAAAGACGATATCGGAGATATGATGGTTGTTTTAATCAATATTGCAGAAAGAAACCAAATTTCATTGACAGAATGCCTAAAAGTAGCATATAATGATATTAAAGACCGTAAAGGAAAAATGGTTGACGGTGTTTTTGTTAAAGAAGCAGATGACATATAATTGTACTACAAGGAGTATATTATGAAAAATTTTATTTTATTTGTAACGGCACTTTCTATAACATCATTGGTGCATGCTCAGGGTGTAAGTTTAAAAGTTGTTAATGTTGACCCTGTTTATAAAAATGTCACAAGGTATCAAACCGTTGTTGAAACACGCAAAGTTTGCTATCGAGAAAATCGTTCTAATGGTTTACTGGAGCGAGTAGTTGACGGAGGTTTCGGAAGCACCGAAGGACTTATTGGTACTGCTGCCGGAGTTGCTATCGGTGATAAGATCGGCGGCGGCCGTGGAAACGATGCGGCAAAAATTATTGGCGGACTTATCGGAAATAAAATAGGCAATGATATTGCTGATAGCAAACGTGCACAATGCGAGTTCGAAGATATAGAACGACAAGAGCCTTATACTGTTCAAGAAATTTCAAACTATAGAGTTACTGTAGAAATGGAAGGTTCGCAGTTTGTTGTCACTAGACAATATCAGCCACGTGTTGGCGACTACATACCCGTAAGCCTGCGGGTTCAATAACAAGGAGAAACAGGTGAAAATTAAACTTGTGAGTTACTCACAGCCTTCAGACGACTTTTTAAATGAAGGATTAGAGGATGTACAGGACCTCATTGCATATTGTGCAAGAGTTAGCAATCCGAGCAATCAGTTTAACACGGAAACATCTACTAAACTGTTAAACTATTTGGCAAAACACGCCCATTGGTCACCCTTTGAAATGGTAAGTGCTTGCCTAGAAATTGAAACTACTAGAGATATTGCTCGACAAATTTTACGTCATAGAAGTTTTAGTTTTCAAGAGTTTAGTCAACGTTATGCAGATCCTACTAAAGATCTTGAATTTACTCTAAGAGAAGCAAGACTTCAAGATCCTAAAAATAGACAAAATAGTATATCACTCAATATAGAGGACATTGGCAAAGGTGGCGAGGCTTCTGTCAGTACCCCCGAAGAAAGACTTTTTATACAATGGAATGAAAAACAAAAAGACGTAATACGAGCCGCTCGTGATGCATACACTTGGGCTGTAAATAACGGCATTGCAAAAGAACAGGCTAGAGCAGTACTACCGGAAGGAAATACTGTAAGCAGACTATACATGAACGGTACAATAAGATCGTGGATCCATTATATCGAACTTCGCGGTGCTAATGGTACACAAAAAGAACACATGCAAATAGCAAAAGCCTGTGCAGAAGTAATTGCAAAAATTTTCCCTTTAGCGGCAGAGTTATAATGAAAATTGCAATTACTGGACATACAAAAGGTATCGGCAAGGCCCTTTCTGAAGTGTTTGGGCAAGATCACGAAATTATAGGATTTAGCAGAAGCAACGGTTACGATATTACTAAACAAGAAATTGTAGATAAAATTATACACGAGATAAAGGATTGTGACGTTTTTATTAACAATGCTTATGCACCCGATAATCAAACACAATTATTAATAAAATCAGTTTTTCAATGGGAAAAACAAGATAAGGTTGTAATTAATATTAGTAGTATGTGGTGTTACTACGATCATCCACACGAATTTATACAGCAATATCGGAAAGAAAAAATACATCAAAACAATTTTGTTAAAGAAAAAATTCAGGCAGCAATGTTTGCTCCTAAGATTATGAACGTATTACCAGGTTTTGTTGATACAGACATGGTTAAAGATGTAGTTGCTAAAAGTAAAATAAACACAACAGATCTAGCCAACATTATCAAAGATTTATTTGAAATGCGAGACAAAATGTTTGTACGTGAAATTGTAATTGACACTCCGATTTTTCCTTATGGATGATTTAATTTATGAAGCGTAAGTTTATTGATGCATTTATGGATGTTGCTGAACGTTTTGCACAACTAAGTTCAGCACAGCGTTTGCAAGTAGGTGCGATTGTTGTAAAAGATGATCGTATTATCTCAATTGGATATAATGGTATGCCTTCAGGTTGGGATAATTGTTGTGAGATTACTGTTAACTGTCACGAACTAGGTATAACCGAAACTGTAACTAAACCAGAAGTACTACATGCTGAAAGCAACGCAATTGCTAAACTAGCACGGTCACTCGAAAGCGGTCAAGATGCAACAATGTTTATCACGCACTCTCCTTGTATAGAATGTGCAAAATTAATTTATCAGAGCGGCATCGCCACTGTGTACTACAAAACAGAATATCGTAGTACACAGGGCGTTGACTTTTTAAAGAAGTCAGGCGTGGCTACTATCTGTACAGATAATTAATCACCATATACTTTTAGAACTTCTTTTACTGCCTCGTGTCTTTCTATATCTCCTTTTTCAAAGTGGACTATGTCCAAATAAGATGTAGTTGTTGTTTCTAATAGTTTAGTAAAATCTATTAAACCATTATCCTTAAGCCTATCTGCTTGTGCTAAATCGCCTGTTACTGCCATCATAGAGCCTTCGCCTAATCTTGTTAACAACATCTTCATTTGGCTGGGTGTTGCATTTTGCATTTCGTCTGCAAGTATAAAAGCATTTTTAAATGTTCTTCCTCGCATATATGCTAGGGGAGCAATTTCTATTATGCCTTCTTCTATCATGCCTTCTATATCTTTTGCATTAAAATACTCTCGTAACACATCAAAAATAGGTCTTGTCCAGGGAGCCATTTTTTGCTCCAATGTACCAGGTAAAAATCCTAAATCTTCATCTACTGATACTGCTGGCCTAGTTACAATAATTTTGTCTATTTTTCCTTCCTTAAACATTTTCACCGCTACTTGCACAGCCAATAAAGTTTTGCCTGTTCCCGCCGGACCTATTCCAAAGACTATGTCTTTTTGCTGATCCAGCAGTTTTAACACGTAAGTTTCTTGGTTTCTATTTCTTGGAAGTATTGTTACTTGATTGGTTTTTTTGAAATTGTTGAAATCAACAACATTTTGAAAGTTATCTTGTCTCTGTCGAGCCTTTCGTTTTGCACCCATTTATATTCCTCCTTATTGGAAAATGGAAATAGGGTTAATGCGTAGAACGCATTTGCCCTACAAAAGTATTTACACCTTTACGCAAAATAAAAAATACTATTATATGTTAGTGTCACGGATAAATAAGTATATCGATATACGGAATCAAAAAAAATGTATGATATATATGATCTAATTAAAAACGTCGAATCAATTTATGAGGGGGAGACTTCTTTTAGCATTCTTAAAGATTTTGAGCGTGTACTAGATGAACTTGATATTTACGTTTACGAAAATTGGTCTGATGGCGAATTAGCAGAAGGACCAAAAATTGAAAGACATTGGGTTACATGTTCCTTTATGTGGCCTCACAATAAAATGCCTGATCCAATGGGCGGCAAGAGATTACTAGATTACGACTGTAAAGTTTACTATAAAAAAGATCATCTTGTAGAGCCTCGTAAAATACGAGAACCTGGCGATATAAGACCGGGAACTAAAAAAGGTAAATTAGATCGCAAACCTATTTGGGTTGTTGAAATACAAATGCCAAAGAAACTAATAGCAGATATTCACACAGGATATGCAGAAGAACAAGATCTACTAAGTCAACCTGCAAACTATCAAAAAGCAGACGCACAAGAAGTACAACCTGCAGACACTCTTGCAAATGCTGAAACACCGGCTACTGATCAGGGAGCGACTATATAATGGGTTTACGAAATGAAGACTTAAGAGATCTTGTGTACGATATTTTCGAAGTCGATTCTTTTGCGTCTAAAATGGGTAGTGACGAGGATATTGTAACATTAAGTTTTTCTGTCAAAGAGCAGAATGCCGCGAAAGATTTAATGTCGTTTATTGAAAATGGATATACATTTGTTTTAGATGCAGATTACACTGTCGGCGAACAAAGTGACGGCACTTACAAAGTATTTGTGGAAATGGAAAGAGATAGACAAGTACCTGGACAAATCATGGAAATTCTTGACGGTGTTAAAAGTTTAACCGGCAGAGAAAATTTTAAATTTAGATACTACAAAAACTTTAGATCCATGGATGCTAATGACGCAACTTTAGAAGAAATGATTCCTACTCATGCATCTGATTACGGTATTAAAGTTAACGAAACACAAATGGAAAACTACAAAAACTTTTTTAATAAAAGTTATTTAGATTTCTCAGATCTTTTAGAAAACACACTTGTACTAAAGAAAAAATATGCAGATCCGTTATATTTTGAATTTTTAGACTTTGGTGACATAAAAGATGTATTACCAAATGTTACTGGAACATTTGATTTGATGGAGTCTTATCCTGAAATATTATATCTAACTAAGTATATAGGAGACTATAATATTTCTAAGTATGGAGATAAGATAGTTTTAGAAAACGCAGGAAAAGCGTTAGTTTTAAAAAGGAAAAATTAATGAACAGAGAAGCAGTATTCGAGCAGTTAAAAATTGATGAGGGCGTTGTCTATGAAGTCTACAAAGATCACCTTGGATATCCTACTTTCGGAGTGGGCCACTTGGTACTCGAATCCGACCCGGAACATGGACAAGATGTCGGAACTCCAGTGTCTGAAGAAAGAGTACGAGAATGCTTTGAACGTGACCTTGACACCTCAATTAATGAATGTATTGCTTTATACGGAGATGCATGGGAAGCGTTCCCCGGAGAAGTACAGGAAATACTAGTTAATATGATGTTTAATCTCGGGCGTACTAGATTAAGCAAGTTTAAGAATTTTAACGCAAAACTAGAAGAACACGACTGGGCAGGTGCTGCGCCGGAAGGAAGAGATTCTTTATGGTACAGACAAGTAGGAAATCGTGCAGAACGTTTAATGGAACGTTTAGAAAAACTATAACATAAGGAACAATCAGTATGGGTTTCAAATTAGCATTTATAATGTTTTTAGGAATGATCGGAATGGCTGCTGTAGGAAAATGGTACTATGACGATACCCAAGCGCGAATGGCAATTTTAACAGAAAACAATGCAAAACTAGAAACTGCGGTGCATACTCAGGAAGAAGCAATACAGACTTTACAAGCAGACTATGCACGGGCTAATGAACAATTACAGTTAGTAAACGCAGAATTTGCAAAAACTAGAGCACAAAACAATGTACTAAGCGATAAACTTGCTAGACATGATCTTGGAGTTTTAGGAAATGCTAAACCTGGCTTGGTAGAAAGAACAATTAACCGCGCAAGCGAAAAAGCAGGTAGGTGCTTTGAACTACTATCTGGTGCAGAATTAACGGAGACAGAGAAAAATGCAACAAGTGCAAAAGCGTTCAATAGTGAATGTCCTTGGTTGTGGCCTGGCAATAGCACTCCTTAGTGGGTGTTCTATATTTGGCGGACCGATGCCAAAGCAGATAGAAATATCTGCTAAGCCAGTTGAAAAACCTAAGTTAGAACTACCTAATGCAGATGAGTTATTTTTCTCTAAAGTAGAATGGATTTTAATAACACCGGACAACTATGAAGAAGTTTTTGAAAAATTGTCTGCAACCGGTAGGCCTGTGGTATTATTTGGACTAACAGATAACGGGTACGAAGCACTTGCAAAAAATTTATCTAGTTTAAGAGCATACATTCAACAACAGCAAGTAATTATTGCTGCTTATGATGCATACTACAAAGAGTCTGAAAAAGCATTAGATGCAGCAAATGCAGAAATTGCAGAAACTGCTGACGAAGCAAAAGCAATAAAAGAACAGCAAGAAGACAAGCCTAACTTAATTGAGAGATTAACCGGCAAAGATGATTAATAAATGGTTAATACTAATAGCAGTATTACTAACAGGGTGCAATGCCTCTTTACCAAGTTTTTGGGACGACAATCAAAGTGCTGCGATAATAAATGTTAGACAGTCTATAAACGAACTAGATTGTAGTAATAATTACGTCCCTCAAATTTACATTATAAAAAAACAAATTGAATGGTTTGACCTTTACAGCGAAAGTAAAGGATCAAGACAACAGGATGTTAGAGACTTAATTTCTCCTATGACGGAGACTGTTGAGGATTTCTATATTCGAAGCACATCTGAAAAACCGGGTGGAACATTTTACTGTAACAGCAAGAAACAGATATTACAAGAGCAATCAAGCACTGCTGCAAAAGCAATTATGAGGAGATTTTAATGACACTTAGTGATCTAGCCAAGTCAAACAAGTCTTGGGCTGCTAAACGTGCTCGCATGGCTTTAGAAATTCAAGAACAATTAAATGTTGGTAACTTATCACAAGACGAAGCACGAGAACTACTAGAAGATTTAGTAAGGACAGATGCTTTAGATAAAGAAGCAGACGATATAGAAACCAAAGCACTGCTAGTATCCGCTGTTACAACAATCATAAAACTAGTTTAATGACATACAATATAATCTTTTTAAATAGTACTCCGTATGACAAAAAGAAAGTAAGAGGACTGGCTCCTTACAATTTACTAGAGCAAGCAGAAAAACACAATTACACTGGGATAGTCTTTGACTTTATAGAATCTTGGACTTTGGACAGTGTTAGAGAAGCCTTTGATTACGTAATCACTGCAGAAACCAAATATCTTGCATTCTCTCTATCATGGGCAAGAACAGATACACCAAGACGCTATAAACCGCATCATGTAGGCGACTACTTGCTAAACAATAATTTTAATACTTTAATAAATTTTGCAAAAACAAAAAATCCAAATATAAAAATTATTTGTGGTGGCAGTAATGCTGTACATGCAAACAAGTTTGTAATAAACAGTGTTGATCATATATTTTACGGGTACGGCGAAACGCAGTTTGTAGATTTTTTAAAAGATCCAGACAGATATGAAAAAATTATAAATCACGATGTTAAAGCATATGCAACACATACAGATTTTGATTTTGCAAATGCCAATCCAAGAATTCCTTTACATAGTTTTGTTACTCCTTTAGAAGTCCTTCCGTTAGAAACTGCAAGAGGTTGTAGATTTAAATGTGCGTTCTGCACTCATCCTCTAATTGGAAATAAGGACGCGGCTAGTTATATTAAAGATAGCAATGTAATTAGGGACCAACTTTTATATAATTACGAAAATTTTGGAGTTCAAAAATACTCTATACAAGACGACACCTTTAATGACGATAATAATAAACTAAAACTGTATGCAGATGTAATAAGCAGTTTACCATTTAAAGTATATTTTTGGGCTTATATTAGAGGAGATTTATTAATTACAAATCCTGAACAAATTAATTTATTACACGAGATGGGCTTGTCGTACTGTTTTATGGGGATAGAAACTTACAATCAAAAAGCAGGTAAAGTAGTAGGAAAAGGTATCGATCCTAACAGGATAAAAGACATGCTACACCGTGCTCGAGAAGTATGGAAGGACGATGTTTATCTAAAGCAAGGACTTATTGTAGGATTACCCTATGAAGATAAAGAAAGTATACAAAACACTGTTGACTTTATAACAGGACCAGGAAGTCCTGTAGACGAAGCACAACTTGTTCCGTTGGTATTGCGCGGAAAAAATCTGATAGGTGCGGACCCATATGTTTCCGACTTTGAAAGAAATCCAGAGAAGTACGGTTTAACTATGCAGTCAGATATAAATTATTCTTGGATCAAAGATGACGGAACTGATATAAGATCTTTTGAAGAAGCATTTCACTTTTGTAGTGAAGTAGCAAATGGCAAAACTGTTGACTTGATGGACAATGCACATTCAATATACGGACCTGATTATAAAAAACGCATGAAACTATTTTTTGAAAGCAGTTTAGACTTTGCAAAAAGATATTCTTACGATGACGTAAGAAATTTTACAGGAGCAAATAAGATAGCATTTTTACAAGACTGTCAGCAAAGTCAAGGAAAATTTGATGCTATGATACAAAATCACTATGTTCGACCTTTGCTAGATCATTTACAACCATTTTTTTAATAAATACTAGTAACGTGAAGGGCACGTTTTAAATTTTGAGGGAGTTTAATATGTCTGACGAAGATAAAAAACCAGAAACATACCATCCAGCAGATACTAACGGTGACGGTAAGGTGTCTGATGAAGAGCACAAGATGTATATGGAGTTCAAGCGTAAGGAACTAGAAGATGCAGACGCTATGCGTGATGCACAACGTAGCATGGCCTGGTTTGCTCTATTTGGCATGTTGTTGTATCCTTTTGCTGTTGTACTTGCAGACTTTGTTAATCTTGACGGTGCTGCAAAAATACTAGGCGATATGGCTGCTACATACTTTGTTTCTGTTGCTGCTATTGTTGCTGCATTCTTTGGTGGCCAAGCATTAGCCAATAAAAAGTAATATCACTACCAACCCTTAAATAATAGTCCATGCGATAAGTAATTACATGGACTATTATTCTATCTTAGGTGTATCAAGAAATGCTACACCAGAAGAAATAAAAAAATCATATAAAAAACTTGCAAGCAAGCATCATCCTGACAAAGGAGGAAGTGAGGCTGAATTTAAAAAATTGCAGGAGGCGTATAGCATTCTTAGCGATCCTAGTAAAAAAAGTCAATACGATAATCCTCAAGAATTCAATTTTAATGCTAATAGTTTTAATGATTTTTCTAACTTTCAAGATATTATGGGCAGTGTGTTTGGTCAAGGTGCTCGACGATCTAGACAAAGAAATCAAGACATACGAGTAGGTGCCCGAATAACACTAGAAGATAGTTTTTTTGGTAAAGGACTTGTAATAAGTTATCGTTTATCAAACGGTAGTCAAGAAAGTGTAAGTGTTGACGTTCCGCCAGGAGCGAAAAGTGGAGATACTATAAGGTATAGTGGCCTTGGAGATAATACCCATCCAAGTTTCCCTAGAGGAGATTTGCATGTTGTAGTACAAGTAGATAATCACAAGGAATGGATTAGAGACGGCGATCATCTTTATGTAGTAAAATATGTAGATGTATTTGACTTATTACTAGGAACTGCTATAATAATAAAAACATTAGATAACAAAGATCTAAAAGTAACAGTACCACCTGGAACAGCACCAGGAAGTAAATTTAGTATTAAAGGATATGGTATGCCTAATGTAAATCATAGACGCCGCGGAAATGTTTTTATACAAGTAGAGACAACTATTCCTAAAATTAATAATGAAGAAATAAGAACAAAATTAAGAGAGATAAAAGATGCAATTAGTTAAATCGCCAAACAAATGGTTACAAACTGTAGTTAAAGATTTTGATTTTGTAAATCTAGATGCTAAAGAAATTAGTGAAAATATGATAGATTTAATGAAACAGAAAGGCGGCATAGGACTAAGTGCAAATCAAGTAGCGTTAGATGCTAGGATTTTTGTAATGAAGCCTCATTTATTAGAAGATAAATCTCCACTAGTAATAATAAATCCGCACATTGAAAGTGTAACAATTAATAATGAAGAAATGCCCGAAGGGTGTTTAAGTCACCCTGATTTATATCTATCGGTAAAACGTCCAAGGGGTATAATAGCCAAATACCTTGACATTAATGCTAAAGAGTGTACAATAGAACTATATGATCTAGATGCTAGATGTTTTTTACATGAGTACGATCATTTGCAAGGAATAGAGTTTACAAATAGAGTAAGCAAACTAAAACTTGATATGGCCAGGAAAAAAAGACTAAAACTACAGAGGAAATTACAGAATGGTTGAGCCTAGCGAAGAACTACAACTTGTTTTTGAAAAATCTTTTCAAGATGCAAAAAAATTAAAACACGAATACTTGACACTAGAACATCTACTATTCGCAATGATGTGTGAAGATAACTTTGTCAATCTTCTTAAAGGATATGGCGCTGACACAGATTATATAAAAAGCAATTTAGAACATCACTTAAAAAATAATTCTGATGAATTAAAAATAGAAGCAAACAAATTTAAGCCTAAAAAGACTCAAGCAGTAGAGCGTGTACTTAATCGTGCGTTTACACAGGTTCTTTTTGCTGGACGTTCTGAAATTAGTTTAGCCGATGTACTAGTTAGTATGCTGGCTGAGAAAAAAGCAATTAGTCTTTACTATCTAGAAAAGGCTGGAATCGAAAAAGAAAAATTTGGCGAGTACATTAATACCGAATTGGACGAAGTTGCTCAAGACGAAGAAGTTTCTGGTGCCGCACAAAAAGCACTTCGTGCATTTACTACTAATCTAAACGAAGAAGTAAAAGCAGAAAGAATAGACCCTGTAATTGGTAGAAGTGAAGAATTAGATTCTATCGCACTTGCATTAGGCCGTCGAAACAAAAATAATGTATTGCTTGTAGGTGATCCTGGTGTGGGTAAAACTGCTATTGCAGAAGGAATGGCGTTTAATATTGTACAGGGAAATGTACCAGAATTCTTAAAAGAATATGAAGTTTATATGCTAGACATTGGCAGTATGATTGCAGGTTCAAAATATCGCGGAGACTTTGAAGAACGTTTTAAACTAGTAATTAGTGGACTCCAGAAAAAAGGTAAAACTATTATGTTTGTTGATGAAGCACACATGATGAGCGGAGCCGGTGCTGGCGGACAGAACAGTGCTAATGATATGGCTAATATGCTAAAACCTGCACTAACAAAGGGGAACCTAAAAGTAGTTGCAAGCACTACTTGGGAAGAATATCGCAAATACTTTGAAAAGGATCGTGCTCTTATGCGTCGATTCCAACGTGTAACTGTAGACGAGCCAAGTCCAGATGTTTCAAAAGATATCTTAAACGGTATTAAAAAGTATTACGAAAGTTATCATGCAACTACTATTACTGACGAAGCAATTGCGGCTGCAATTAAGTTAAGTGTTAAATATCAGTCAGATAAAAAACTTCCAGATAAAGCAATCGATCTTATCGACGTTGCTTGTTCAAGATTTAATCTAAAAGATCCTACAGATAATAAAGTTGTAGGAGAGGAAGAAATACAATTTGAGTTATCTAAAATACTTAAATTGCCTTCAGAGCAGGTTGCAGAAAGAGAAACAGAAAATCTTGCTAACTTAGAAACAAATCTTAAAAAGACAGTTTACGGACAGGATAAGGCTATTGAAGATATTGTAGATAAAATTCTTGTTGCACAAGCAGGATTAAAACCAGACGATAAGCCAATTGGTTCGTTTGTTTTTATGGGTCCAACCGGTGTAGGTAAAACAGAAACTGCAAAGCAATTAAGTAAACAACTAGGTGTAGAACTTGTACGCTTTGATATGTCAGAATATCAAGAAAAACACGCAGTATCGAAACTAATTGGTTCTCCTCCAGGTTATGTCGGTTTTGAAGAAAATGCAGGATTGTTAATTACAAAGATTCAAGAAAATCCTAACTGCGTACTATTACTTGACGAGATTGAAAAAGCCCATCCAGATGTTTCTACAATTTTGCTACAAATAATGGACAATGGTTTTATCACAGGTTCAAATGGTAAGACAGCAGACGCTCGCAACTGTGTACTAATTCTCACAACTAACTTAGGTGCTAAGGAAGCAGAGCAAAATGCTATCGGATTTAATGATGAACTTGAAAAAGATTATGAGGATGCCGAACTTAAAAAATATTTTGCTCCAGAATTTCGTAATAGATTAGATGGCGTAATTACCTTTGGTAAACTAAGCAAAGAAATTATGCTTAAGATTGTTGGTAAGTTCTTAGTAGAACTAAAAACAATGGTAACTAGCAAAGGTGTAGAAATCACCATCACAAACGAGGCTCTTGATTATCTAGTAGACAAAGGCTTTGACAAAAGAATGGGTGCAAGACCTTTGCAGAGAGTCATCGACAGAGAAATCAAAAGACCGCTATCCAAAGAATTACTGTTTGGTAGCCTAAAAGACGGCGGCAAGGTGAACGTAAATGTGTTAAATAAAGAGATAGTGTTAGAGACTGTGAAAGAAGAGGTACCAATTGATTAATTTATGGAAACACATGAGTCTACTAAGTTATTCTATGATAAATTTTTATATCGATTAACTTTTACAAATATACTTGCAACGATATTTAGGAATAAAAACTTATATCATGCTCGACAGAGATTAGATGAATTACAATATGCGGCTGATAATGATCAGCCGTTATTCATGCGTAATTTTTTAAGAGAAGTTCCTATTAAGGTTCAGTCTCTCAACGATGCTAAAACAGTATATAGTCACTTATCAACCCGTTCTGATTATGTTTTAAGAATAGAACATCCGAAAATTTCTCTTTATTCTAACGACAAAAACTGGCTGTTAGACCTTGGAGAGAAATTAGAAATTAACCCAGGAAATGAATGTTCTTTTAGCGGGCCAAGTGACGAGTGTATTCCGTTACTTCAAAACTCAAATCATGTAATAGTTGTTACAACTCCTCCAGAATTTAAATATAAAGTAACACTAGGTATACAAACAAATAACGAGTTTGTTAATTGGATTAAAGACAATCCGGATAAAGTTAAGGCCGGCAAAACTTTTCTAGACGCCAGCAAAAATTTCGGCGGGACAGGGATGTATTTTTATGCGAGAGATAAAAAAATCTTGCAGTTAATTACATTAATGGGCGTTAACATACGGCGTATCGACAAATTAATATGTAAACAAGATCTTGATAAATAACTATATGTCAAGAAACAGCCAAACATTATTAGCAACTCAGACGCATCCCGGTGATTCTACTGTAGAAACAATAACAGGAGAAAAATTTAAAGGGGACGGCTATTACAGCAGAGTAGACGGGTTACATACTGTGCAAATTAATCTAAATGGATTTATAGGCACAGTTGATATTCAAGCAACACTTGCGGTAGATCCTGTAGATTCTGATTGGTTTACATTAAACGGTATTTCACATACAAGCACAAGTACAAGTGATTCAAATTCCTCTGGCGGGTTTATATACAATTTTACAGGAAATTACGTTTGGATACGGACATTAGTGTCTGATTGGACTGATGGTACTGTAAAAAGTATATACATGAATAATTAGGAAATATAAATGGAACATTTTATAAGAGTAGTAATGGAAAAACAGGAAACACTTAGTGAAGCATTAAATCAAGATGTATTTCCTGGAAGTATAGTTTATGAAACAGAGCAAGAAGCAACTGTTTTTGAGATGCCGCTGCCTAAAGCATTAAGCGAACAAGAAGCAGATGATTTTGCTAATCGTCTAGCAGAATATGTATTTGATCAAGGTTACGATGATTTTGATATACAGGTCAGCACCGACATTGAAGATGTAGCCGAAGATGAAGAAACATATGACGGTGATGAATTTTTTGAAGAATATGGCGTTATGTGGTTTAATGAAGACGACGAAATCGACGAAGCAGAATATCAAGGTCGCAAAGTTAAACTAGGCAAACCTATGCAAGGCGATGTTAAGAAATTTAAAGTATATGTAAAGAATCCAAAAGGCAACGTAGTTAAAGTTAATTTTGGTGATCCTAACATGAAGATTAAAAAGTCTAACCCAGCACGTAGACGTTCATTCCGTGCTAGACACAACTGCGATAATCCAGGGCCAAGACACAAGGCACGTTATTGGTCGTGTAGGAAGTGGTAATATGAAACTAACAGAGTTAGATAGTAAACTAGATACTGATACAAAATTAAATTTTGATGTAGTCGACGACCTTCATGTGTTTATGAGGAATGATCCTATGTTCTATCGTAAATGTTATTATCCTACTATGTGTTCAATATCAGATAATGTTTCTGAAATGCACGGAAAAAATCTAGCAAAAGTTCTTATGCCAATGATAGATAAGGCAGCCGAAGGTTATTGTAAAAGATTTAATTTAGGTCGAAGTTCAAATGATGTAATTAGCCTAGAAGATAGAAAAAGTATTGCACGTAAAATAGCATCTGAAGAAATGCCTAGAATTAGAGAGGGAGAATACAAGTGAAACTGAGACAACTGTTTGAGGCACCAGGAAAAACTGCTGTTGCTGCTTTTGGCAGAATGAATCCTCCTACTATAGGACACGAAAAACTTGTAGATGCTATTAGATCACAAGATGGCGATCACTATCTATTTTTATCACAAACACAAAAACCCAAAGACAATCCGCTCCCGTTTGATATTAAAAAAGAATTTGCAAAAGCAGCATTTCCTGATGTAAATGTAGGACACGAAAGTGTGCGTACACCTATACAGATGTTGCAAATGCTTGAAAAACTAGGTTATACTGATGTTATCTATATTGCAGGTAGCGACAGAGTAGAACAATTTGAAAAATTGTTTAACGATTATAACGGTAAAGAGTATAATTTTAATTCTATTAAAGTAGTTAGTGCAGGCGAGCGTGATCCAGATGCGGATGGTGCTGAGGGTATGAGTGCTTCAAAAATGAGAGCAGCAGCCGCAGCAGGAGACAAAGAAGCATTTGCACAAGGATTACCAAAAAGAATACAATCAGAATGGGAAAATGTTTTTTCTGCGGTTAGGTCAGGCATGGGCGTTAAGGAATTA